CTCGGCGAGACGGCTGCCCCAAGCCGCGGCCAGTTGCTAGACGCCGCGCTTGCGGAAACCAGGAGGGTGGTGCCGCCGCCGGAGGCGGAGCTCCCGTTTGGAGCGCCGCCGCCAGAGGTTGGGGGTCTACGGCCGGCTGACGAGGCGGCGCCGGGTGATGTCAAGTCCGCAACACGCGGTCAGCCAGATCTAGTTATTCAGGGTGTTGAAATAGAACGCCTGGTGGTTGAGCAGATCCTGCGGGACAACCCCAACCTTCTAATCAAGGACGAAAACGGCAACCCTGTTTTGGCTCGCGATCTTTTTGCGCAGGCTGACGCTGATCTCACAATGGCCCGGAGGGAATCAAAAATGTATGATGTTGCGATTGCGTGTGCTCTGCGAGGATTGAAACCATGAAAGAACGCTGCATCCGCGCCGTTTCCCAGGCTCTTGGCCGGCAAATCACTGCCCAGGAGGCGCGGGACATTGAGCAGCGCATCCTTGCCAACCTACGGCGGGAGGCGCAGGCCGACCCGGCCGGGTTCCAATCGATGACCTGGGTCGAGCAGTTGCAGAAAGCGGCCGAGAGATCAGCCAGGGAACTGGTCGCCGAAGCCGCCCTTAAAAAGCGCCGTGTGGCGCTCCAGGCCGCGGCGATGGACCGGCTGCAGAACTTTGTGGCCGACCAGAGCGCGGCCGGTATGCCGGGGCTGGACGCCGTTCGTCGCACCTTGGTTGTTATCGCGGACGGCAAAAGCAACACGCTGTCAGCAGAAACGCGGGCGGACGCAATCCGCGCAAACGCGGTGCGTCAGTTGATGGATACGTTTGAGGCTGTCGATCCGCGGATGTGGGGGCTGTTCGAAAACGTCGAGGGAGTAGAAACCCTAGTCCGCGCCATTTACGGGGAGCAAACTGGCAACGCCAAAGTGGACGCCGGTGCCAAGGCGTGGCTGAATGTGGCCGAACAATTACGCAAGCAATTTAACGAGGCTGGCGGCGCAATCGGAAAGCTCGAGGACTGGGCTGTTCCGCAGCATCACTCGCAACTAAAAGTCTCAAAGGCAGGCGTCGATCAATGGGTCGCTGACACCCTGCCGCGCCTCAACCGCGACAAGTATGTAAACATGGACGGCAGCGCCATGTCCGACCAACAGGTGGTGGATTTTCTCAAAGCCGCCTGGCTGACAATCGCCACCGGCGGCATCAACAAAATTACGCCAGGCGGAAATAACGGAATCGGCATGATGGCCGGCCGCAACGCCGAGCCCAGGTCCATCCATTTTCGCGACGCAACGGCCTATCTTGAATATCAAAAACAATACGGCGAACGCTCCCTGTGGGATGTGATGGTTGGCCATGTCGGCCACCTGTCACGCGAAATCTCGATGATCGAGACATTCGGTCCAAACCCGCATCACGCCTTCAGCCTGCTGCTCGAGCAAGAGATGCAACGCCAGGCGGTGGCCAGACCTCAAAGCACCGGCAAGGTGCGTACCGAGGCCGTGCGCCTACAATCGCTTTACGATTTTGTGACCGGCCGCACCAATCCAGTCGCCAACGAACACGTTGCTCAGGCGTTTGACACTCTGCGCAACTGGCTTGTGGCGTCGCGCCTGGGGTCCGCCGTCATCACGGCGCTGTCTGACGAGGCAACAATACATCTGACCGCTCATGTGAACAATCTCCCCGAGCTCCAGTTGGTGCGCAACGAGCTCTCCGCTCTTAACATTTTGAACCAGACCGACAAGAACCTTGCGCATCGGGCCGGCTTGGCGCTGGACACAATGCTCGGCGCTCTCAATCGTTGGGGACAGGACACCATCTCAAACAACTGGTCAAACAAAATGGCCTCGAGCGTGATGCGCGCGAGCGGCATGGACGCCCTCGACGGCGCTCGCCGGCGCGCGTTCGGCACCACCATGATGTCGTCGCTTGGCGAGGTGGCCGGAAAATATCAGCGCTTGGCTGACATCGATCCAGTCGACTATCGAATCCTGCTATCAAAGGGCATCACAGAGACAGACTTTGCTATTTGGAAGATGGCGCAGCTTGAGCAGTGGGGCGCTGGTAACGGCGTGTTGACGCCGGAATCCATCATGCGAATCCCGGATACGCAACTGATGGCAAGCGGCGCGGTGCCTCGCCCTGACGGGCAGTTAAGCGTCGGGCTAACAGCGGCGGAGGCCGCGGCATACAAACGCGACGCGGTGCTGCGCTTGATTGGCGTCACGCTTGAAGAAACGAACATGGCGGTGATCCGCCCCGGCTTGAACGAGCGGTTTTTTACCAGCGGCCAATTCAGCCGCGGCACTTTTTCGGGCGAGATCGCGCGCTCATTCTTCCTATTCAAGAGCTTTCCCATCGCAATGATATATCGACATTGGATGCGCGGCTTAAACATGGAAACCACCGGCGGCAAGGCGGCCTATATCGCCTCGCTGATGGCCGGCACGACCGTAATTGGCGCGGTCAGCCAAACGGTTAACGATCTGCTCGGCGGCAAAAACCCGCGCAACTACAACCCATTTGAGGGCGAGCACGGCTACAAAAACTGGATGGCGGCAATGCTCAAGGGAGGGAGCCTCGGGATCTACGGGGACTTCCTTTTCTCGCAAGCGACACATTACTCCAAAACCGGCGCGGTCGGCGCACTTCTTGGCCCGTTGGTCGGCCTGGTCGAGGAGTCCGTGAATCTAACCCAGGGCAATCTTATCCAACTGGCGCAAAGCAAAGATACGAAATTTGGCGCGGAGCTTGTGCGCTTTATCCGCGGCAATCTGCCAGGCGGTAGCCTATGGTATGCCAAAGCCGCGCTCGACCATGCGGTGTTCAATCAGCTCCAGGAATATTTTTCGCCAGGGTATCTGGCGCAGATGGAGCGGCGCGCGCGCAAAGAATTCGGGCAAACCTATTTTTGGCAGCCGTCCGCTGGCTTTAGCGACATTCGCGCGCCAGAGTGGCAACGCGCGGTCGGCCAGTAACATGGGCGGTATATTTGGGTGGAGCAGGAGGAGGAGGAGGAATGAAAAACGTGAAAGGACAGCCATGACCGTTTCCTCACAAACATCAAAAGTTAGTTATTCCGGCAACGGTAGCACCGTGACGTTTACGGTCCCGTTCTATTTTTTGAACGCGACCGATCTGAAGGTGATCTATCGCGTTAATGCGACCGGCACCGAAACCGTCAAGGCTATTACAACCGACTACACGGTAAGCGGCGCTGGCAACGAGGCGGGCGGCTCGATCACGGCTACGACCGCACCGCCTACCGGCACTACCGTTTTGATTGCGCGCAACGCGCCGTATACCCAAGAGGTGGATTATCAGCCAAACGACCCATTCCCGGCAGAATCGCACGAAATGGCGCTCGACAAGCTGACGATGGAAGCGCAGCAAATCAAAGAGATAGCTGATCGATCGATCAAGCTGTCTGCTACCAACACAATGAGCTCGACAGAATTTACGATTGGGTCTTCGGATCGCGCCAACAAAATCTTTGCGTTTGATAGCGCCGGCGAACTGAGCATCACCCAGGCGGTAGGCACCTATCGCGGCGGCTGGACAACCGCCACTGCCTACTCGGTGCGCGACCTGGTGAAAGATACCACCAACAATAACGTCTATATTTGCGTGACGGCTCACACCTCGAGCGGTGCTTTGCCGATCACGAGTAACGCAGACTATGCGAAATGGAACCTCCTGGTCGATGCGGCGGCAGCCGCAGCCTCTGCGAGCGCCGCGGCGACCTCGGCCACCAGCGCGTCCGGCAGCGCGACGACCGCGACAAGCCAAGCTACGATCGCCACCACCAAGGCAGGCGAAGCAGCCACATCCGCCACCTCCGCTGCCGGCTCGGCCACCTCCGCTGCCGGCTCGGCCACCTCGGCTGCGACCCAGGCAACGAACGCTGCTACCAGTGCAACGGCCGCGGCCACGTCTGCAACCAACGCCTCTACCAGTGCAACGGCTGCCGCGACATCTGCAAGCGCAGCGGCAGCGTCTGCCAGCGAGGCTGCCGCGACCGTGGGCAGTATCTTCTCGGGTGACCACACCTGGACTGGCACTCAAACCTTCCGTGACAACAAGTTCGAGGTTACCGACGACTCGGACACGACGAAGAAGTTGGTGTTTCAGTGCAGCAGCATCGGGACGGGTACGACGCAGGCCGTCGATGCCGCGACAGTCTCGCAAGCCGTGGCCGAAGCGGGCACCGACACCACGCCGCGCATGTGGACGGCGGAACGGGTAAAGCAGGCTATCGTGGCCTACATCGTCGGAAAAATCACTTTCGGGGCGTCCGGCATTACTCAGATCAAATACGGCGACACTGGAATACTGACCGCAGACATTGGCAGCGCAGCGGCCGGCCCCGGTGGTAATGCCTATAACGGCGGCATCATCACGCAAAACGTGTCGGGCGAGTATCAGGTCAGTGCTTATCAACTCGCCCCGACTTCCCACGCCAGCAAACCGGAATGGGGGCCCATTACTGAATTCGTCTTGCAGCGCACGTCCGATCAATCGACCAATTTTCAGCGCATCAGCTTCACGGCAATGTCCGATTGGGCAGGGCCCGCGCTCAACGATGGTGCTACGGATTACCGCCTGCAACAAGAAGCGAGCGGCGCAAAGAACATCCTAGATTTCAAGATTACATCGCAGAAGAACGACACTGGGTGGCACCTGGAGTATTTCGATTTTCTGGCGGGCGGCAGCATTCAAGCCTTCCGCCGTACAGATTCACCTGCGCCGACCGGCGATGCCTTGGAGTTCTTCCTTGAGCAAGAAAAGCGCGGCACGTCCAACGTGCTGACTGCTTCTGGTACGCAGAACAGTCCGGCTTTCCGCATGACAGGCAAGGGATACGACACCAGCCTGCACGATGCGGACTGGAAGTTGTTTGTGAATGTTTCAAGCACTGGGGCAGCATCGAGCCTGCGAGTACAAACCCGAAAAGACAATGCGGCTTATTCCACAATCATTGATCTGATCGACAGCGGCACCCTTGGCCTGTACGGCTCCTTTGCGCTCGGGTCTGCGAATCCGGGCGTTAGTTCGAATCTCGTCATCAACGCCACAAACGTCGGTGCTTTTGGCACGGTTCCTGTCGATAGCGCATCCCTCCGGGTAGCCGATAAAGCAGCAGGGGCCGCCGCGTGGAAAGCGCGCGGCGAAAACGGCTTCGAGGGGTGGTTGATGCTGATGAATGCGACTAGCGCGACAGGCTCCGACGCTACAGGTTCAAACGTCTATTCGACATCGGCCGCGACGCTTGGCGCCAATGCCGGGTTCATCGTCACCGAAGGCCCGACCGGCGCCGTTATCTACATCCCCTACTGGTCATCCGTCTAATCATCAAAGGAGAAAACCGTGGTATTCGACAAGGAAGAACATAAGCAGATCGTCATTGCGCTGATCGAGAAGGCCCAATTTCCTGGGCAGATCGTCGAGCAGGTGGCTGAATTGAAAGCCGCTGTTTTGGCCGCCAAGGTCGAAACCCCGTGGGTTCCTGAACATTCTGGCCACTGTCATCCCTAGCCGGGCCACACCGTGATTGGCGGCTATCAAATGCCACAGATGGATAAGACCGAAGCTCGGCTGGATACGCACGAAGAGGTTTGCAAAATCCGCTATGAAGCTATCAATGCGCGCCTCAAGCGAATTGAGGTCATTCTAATGACAACAGCCGGTGCTATTATTACCGGCCTGGCTGCGATAGCGGTGAAGATCCACTAAAGGGGGCAGCATGAAGATCTCTGAGGCCGCGACCAAAAAATTGGTCTGTGAATTTGAGGGGTGCATTTTGACGGCGTATCCCGATCCTGGCACAAAAGGTGAGCCGTGGACCATAGGCTACGGCCACACCTCGGCGGCCGGTGATCCAGTAGTTACGCGCGGAATGAAGATCACAAGCGAGCGCGCGTGGCAGATCCTGCGGCAAGACCTCGAGAAGGTTGAGCGCCAGGTCGAAAGTCTTATAGAGGTGCCTGTCACCCAGGATCAGTTTGATGTCTTGGTTGATTTCACGTTCAACGTAGGGTCGGGCAATCTTTCGCGCTCTACGCTTTTGCGCAAGCTTAACGCCGGCGATTATGACGCGGTGCCGGGCGAGCTCGCGAAATGGAACAAAGCCGCCGGTAAGGTGTTGCCTGGTTTAGTGCGTCGGCGAGCCGCAGAAGCGGATTGGTGGATGAACGGCCCGGCAAACGATGTGCCAATCAGCGAAACGCGCATTACGCCAGACACGGCCGCGCCAAAAGGCATGGCGGCTTCCAAACAGGGCAACGGCGCAATCGCGATTGGTGCATTGAGCTCGATAGGCGCGGCCAAAGAGGTTGTCGATCATCTGCGCGACGCCAACGATGCCTTAGCAGGTTTGTGGAGCCTGGTCGTCAGCCCGACATTCCTGGTGCTAATTATTTGTTGCGGCCTGGCCGGTGCAATCTGGTGGTGGCGCAGCAAGTCGATGAAGGAAAGCGGGATATGATCTGGTCGAGAATTGTCGCCTGGGTTATTGGCCCGATCGGGTCCAAGATTGCGGCCGCTGCAGGCGCGGTGGTGGCGGTCCTGGCTTTTTACGGAAAGGCGCGGCGTGATGGCCGCAACGCCGAGCGCGTTGAGCGCCAGGCGGATGAACTTGGGAGGGTGCGAGATGCGGTTAATGCTGGCGATCGCGTTGATAAGCAGCCTGACCGGCTGCGCGAGCCTGACAAATACCTTCGGGACTAAAGAGCAGACGGTCTGCGCCGTTTGGAAACCAATTACCTATTCCCGGAAGGACACGGATGAGACTATAGTGCAGGTGCGTGTGAACAACGCCAGGCGCGATGCGTGGTGCCTCGACCGTTAAACCAAATCTGCTGCGGGCGATTGCCAGGGATCTGCTGCATTTAGCCTCGCCTCCCGATTTTTAGCTGCACCCTCCCGGCTCACCAAACCCACCCCTTTAACCGCTCCCTGGCAATCGCCCGCAGCCGGGCCTGGATGATCCGGTA